GTTTCCCAGTCACGATCCCATCATGTCTTTTACCCATGTCCTCTGAAAAGGAAGAATCCCTGTCAGGAGGCTCATGACTAACTGCATTACGGCCACCAGTTTTTTTCATGGGTATCAATAAAGAAAGGTATTCCGCGCCAACTGGCTGGCAGTAGTGCTCCATCCCATGCCATTTAAAACGCCCCCTGAAACCCTCTGTTGACCATGATTTTGTCAAAACCTTTCTGGTCTTTAACATTTGCAGTGGTCCCAGCAGGGCCTTCAACTTTGATATTTAATTCTGCTTTTTGATTAACGTCGATGCCTTGCTTTGATCCCTTCTGAGGAACCTTTCTTGGAAGTCCTAAAAAGCCGCCACCTATGCCCCTGGCACCAAAGTCCCCTTCACGAGCTTTGCGCTGTGCCTCAGGTTTATTAGCTTCTATGGAGGCTTTGAGTCTACCGCCGCTGAGAAAATCAGCGATGCTAGTCAGCGTCTCAAGTAGATTATTAAATTCATGGTTTGCAAAGTTCAAAAACTCTGTGAGAGTCGCATCTTTAAGTGAAGGCCAGTGTTTGTTTATCTGGATAAGAGCTGCTGTCACGCCCCCAATAGCCAATGCAACTGCGCCAAATGTCGCAAGTGAACCCGCAGTTAAAAATCCCAGCATACCAGCTTTGGCAGTGGCCAGTAGCGGTAGTAAAACTGGTAGTGCTAAATTTACTTGAACTATACCAAACGCCAGCGCACCAAGACCTGCCACTAGTGGCCCAGTGATAGCCGCTATTCCAGCCATCACAGCCAACAGTTTTGCAAACCCTGGGTTTCTGTCAAGAAACTCAGCAGTGCTGCGTATGAACGCCAGCCCCTTTTTAAAGGCAGGGGCCAGTTTCTCACCCAACTTTATGAGTTTTGAGATGACAACATTTTTAGTAAGGACAATGTCAGCATCCAGTGACTTCAAAAACTGTCCAAACTCTTTTCCAAGAGCGCCAACATCTTTCCCTGCTTTAACTTCATCTAGTTTTTTCTGGAAAGTATCCAGACTCTTGACAGCAGTGCCGACAACATCGTTAATACGCACGCCTTCAAGCCCAAGGTTCTTCAGAACCTTAACAAAGTTGCCTTTGTCAGAATTGGTGACCTTTTCAAGACCACGAAGCACTTTCAAAAACACTTCTACTGGCTTAGTCTTGAACTGCTCTTTGAGCTGCAGCTTAGACAACCCACCAGTTAATATTCGTAGTGTCTTGATACCTTTTTTGTTCTTGCCGCCATCTAATATGGCCTGTTGTATAGAATTGAAAACTCTACCTGTAACTGAACCAACAAGTTCTGATTCCTTACCAAGAGATTTAAATGCACCGGCCAGAGTCAACACTTGCTTTGATCCAAGGCCGAATCTAGCAGTGTTACCAGCTACTCTGTTAGCTACTTTAAGTATCTCAGCTTCAGTCGCCTCTAAAGTGTTACCGAGGAACACAAGTGTGTCTGCAAACGGTTTTATTTTAGCGGGGCCTTCGTTTGTAACTTTCAGAATACGTGCAATCGACCTAGCACCTTCTTCACCAGCCACGTTGGTAGTGAACTGAAGCTTAGCCATGGTCTCAGCAAAAGTGAGAATATTCTTCTTGCCCCTGATACCCATTTGTCCAGCAGCTTCACCTAGCGCCAATAGCTGCCGAGCTGTTAACGGTATCCGCTTTGACATCTCTATGAAGGCTTTTCCAAACCTCCTAAGATTAGTACCCTGTATGTCTGTAGTCTTACCGAGCCCGATCAGCCCTTTCTGAAACTTCCTAAACTCGTTGATCGCTATGCCGCCAGCTGCCACAACAGGCAGTGTCAAAGCAGTAGACATTCTCTTGCCAACATTCATCATGCCTTTTCCAAGACGTCTGATGCTGCCAAGAGATTTTTCTACTCGTTTAGAAAATAATTGGAAACGTCGTTCTGATCTGCGAAGTGTGCGGTTGGTTGCTTGAAGACGGTTTTGAAAACGCTTAAAGGTGCGAGTGGCTTTGTCGGTTGCCCGAAGTTCTAGGTCTGCCCTACTCTTAGTTGCCATTGTTGTTTACCCACTCAATGTAGTCCTCAAAGCGATCACACCAGAAATTGAAGTCAATATCATCGTACTCTAAAACTTCCGATGGCGGGATCTTCATTTCTGCGACCAGAAGCGCAAGCCACGTGTTGAATCCTACTGGCCATCGTCTAAAAAACCTATGATCACCTCAGACACCGCTAAGTAGTCCGCGCCATCTAATTCATCAAAGAAACCGTCAGTGTAGTCAGTGATGTGATGGGCTATCCCCATGACACTTCCAAGACTCAAGTCACCACCAAGCTTCTTGATGTGCTTGCCTTTGGGTCTTTGAATTTTGATTTCCTTCACTACTTTGTTGTCAAATTCTACCGGATGCTTGAGTTCGTAAACGTGCATTACTTAACGTACCTTCCGTTTATTCCCTGGAACTCAGCTGTTATCTCACCTTCTTCTGTTGTTGATTCACCGTCCCCAGAAAACACGGCTTGCTCACACACAAACATTTTACCGTTTGCAAGTTCAGCGGTAATGGTAGCATCGACCGTTCTGTAGAGTGCTTCTACGTCCAGGTCATTACTATCAGTAATGATCCCCGATATTGATGACACCTGTGGCTTCTCAGTGTATCCGTGAACACCGTCAGCGCCGGGCACCATTTCTTTTTTGTTGATACCTGGATTGATAGTCCAGCTTCCTTTAGCGCGAAGGCTAACGCCGTCTGCTTTAATGAACAGGATTCCACCGATTCTATTTGCCATGACTATTTACCTTCCTTTAAAGGAGAAACTGAATTTGCGCTGCGATTATTTTCAGGCCGTTGATCAGGTCAGGCGGCAACAAGAAGTCAAGACGATTCGGATCTTGCGCATTGCGCTCGACCACGATGTCGTTTTTGAACTGCTCAAGATTCTCTACAAGGCCGAGTTCTTCCCAACCTTGGAAGATCCGAACAGCTTCAGCTTTACCACCAAGCGGAGTCAAGATTGCCTGACCCGCACCAGCTTTCACCCCATCGTCAGACAGCTTGTGTCGTGGATAACGAGATTGCATTTGTGTTCTGAAATCGAATCGTAAGAAACTGAGCGTAAGTAAAGTATTTCCATCCAAAAAGCTTATGTCTGCAGCTCCTGCAGCATTGAGCTGGAATGTTGTGATCCATCTCTCGATCTGAACAACGCCGCCGGGTCCGACCTTGTCGGTAGCGATACCGTCAGTGAGCAAAATGTTGCGTTCACTAAGAGTAAATTGTTCGTTAGCAGCTGGGGCCAGGATACCTGCCAATGGAAGAGTTTGCATTGGGCGAGCTGGATCAGCTTGACCTGCTAGTGCCACTTGACCAGCTTTAGCGGCGGCCCATTCCCAAGTTGGGTTGGGTGCTGACTTGGCTGGACCAGTGATTGAACTATGTGGGCTGTTACGACCGTTACCCAAAGTCTGCAAGTTATTTAACGTATCGAGTTTATATGCAATGGCAACACCGTCTGTTTGACGAATTGGTCCAAAGCGATCCGATAATTCTGTTTCAAGAGCAGTCAAGTTCGCAGCATCAGTCCATGGATTTATGATAATGTTAAACTGGTCATCAGGAAGAGCCGCGACGATCTCACCAACATCTGGACTAGCTGCACCACTCGCCATTGCTGTAACAGTTGGAAGCGTCAGCCCTGCAGGCGTAGCATCTGAATCGAAATAGTTGAAACGGATATCAATGTCGTTACCGAGAAGCCCGCCATTCTTGGCAGTCAAATCAGCTTCATTGGCGTTACTGCCGTTGACCACTGCTGTCACTGGAAGATCAGGAGCGGCAGCGATAGCTGCCACCAGTGCAGCTGTTACTGCATCTTGATCATCGCCCAGATTAACAGCTACTTGAATACGTTGGCCCGCGATGTATGTCTGAAGAACTCCGTTTGCAGTCGCGGTTGCAGTTGGAGTAGTGATTTTTCCTGTCGCTGCCACGGCTGCGCCAGCGTCATCAATTGACATAACTTTAAGTTCAACGACTCTGTTGTTGTCAAGGTAGTACTTAGCCATGCGATGAGCATGTGAACCCTGCCCATATGCAGTAATTGCCTGAGCTTCACTAGTGATAGTTTTCAAAGTTAGTTCAGGCTCGGCACCAGTAGATAACTTTTGCGCCATAAGAAGTACGGTGTAGGTTTGAACACTTGGACCCTGTTGGGCACGAGTATTGTCAAACTCAACGTAAGTAAAAGGGACGCGTAAACTAGCAGGAATATTGTTGAATGAAACCATTATTTACCACCCCTTGTTCTAGTCTTCTTGGAGTTTTTAGATGTAGCTGTTGGTGCAGGCTTTGTTTCGGTCTTTTCTTCCGAACCTTTAGCGCTGCCTGGAGCTTTTGCCTTTTTGCAATCACCTGCCTCTAGCCGTCTTAGCCAATACCCGCTTTTGGGAACATACCGACCAGCTTCAGGAACAAGCACGCACGTGTCCGGATCTTTAAGCCTCCGGCCTTCTACTGGCTTGATGAACATCATTCCTTCTGTAGCTTTCTTGTCGTCCATTACTGTCCCCTATGGTCCAAGTTCAATATTATCTTCAGCTTCAGGGTCTGGATCGCTTGCCGTTCCAACATCCCACTTCGCATTTATGCGATCAAGCTCATTGATGTTGTCAGGGTCGCTCTCGACCGCTTCTTTCTTGTAATTGAATACAAACCCTAGTCTACATGAAACGATAGCAGATTCACCATTAGATTCATATTCGCATGCCACACTTGTAAGTCTGATCTTATCTACCAGACACCCTAACTTACCTTTAGCGTTCCTGTCCTCTGCAAAAAACAACTGCTCGATCTGCTCAGCTATCTCATCGCACTGGTCCGCCGGATCGTTATCATTCTCCGAACCACTAGCAATTATCTCGCAAACGACTGTTAGGTCTCTGTTATTTAGTAGAGGTGCTTCGCCAGAATCTGAAACATCTTCAGTCGGCGTGTAAACGTTTATGACAGGCAGGTTTTCTTTTTTGTTTGGCGTGATTCTAGACGGGAAGACTTTGTCACCAGCTCCGGTGCTACCTTTAAGAAAGGCAGTGACTTCACTCCGAATTTGTTTACGAACTAGACTCATGTTTAAACAACTGTATTTGCGCGGCCCCTTGCCCGTCTTCCTCTACATCTACCACTCGGTATGTAATCCCGCAGAACACAACTTCATCGTCCTCTACAGGTGGCATCAAAAGGTCACTAAGTTGAACGCCGATATGAGGGTTGTTTGTTGATACAACGGTCTCAGTATCGGCGTCTACAATCTCGTGTTCTCTGTTCCACACAGCGCATATGGTAACCGACCCACCACTGTTGTGGCGGTAAAGCATTTCCTCGCCTAATCGGCGCTTCAGAGTGCCAAGCATTCTGCTGGCCTTAGCGAGGAAGCTCATTATGGCACCGCGTCTACCGCAAAACCTTTCAGCTTAACTTTTACTTCATCAGCGGTCGCGCCTGCAGCTTCTGTGCAAGTGCCCACTGGCCAGAAGCCAGAAGCTGATTCGTCAAACTGCTTGAGAGTGTCATCCCAGTAAACAGTTTCGCCAACCGCGAATACCGCAACTGTGTTCTTCTTCTTTTGAACGTGAACACCCTCGGTTGCCCCAGCATACTGGTCATCACCTGCGGTGACTTGGGCGGCAGTGAGCGTAGTCTGCGGAATTGCAAACAACCCCGCCACCATGTTGCCTTCGCCTGACACAACCCCTCCAGCCGGAGCGGTGAAGTCAAGAATGTGGCCTCGTTGAAATTGTGCTTTTGACATGACTTTTGGTCTCCATCAGCGTCACTATTGACGCTGTAGTTAGAAATTAGCGATTAAACACCGTCGTTACGCTGAAGACCACGATAGTCAATTGCGTGAGCAACGAACAAGTGGCGGATTTTAAATTCGATGCCATCAACATCGAAACCTTCGCGGCTTTCAGTGTGAGGCTGCTCTTCACCAGCTAATCTTGCAACTTCAATCATTTCTGCTGAACCTGGAGACGTGCTAACAAACCATGGGTTTGTTCCACCATCGAGTCGAGGCTCAACATGTGGTGTGAGCGAAAACCCTTGGTCTTGGCCAAATACATTTACCTGCGATGACTGATTTGGCGTGATGCTGCGAAGCTGTTTCATTGTTTCAACTTCACGAGCGGCTGGCACATAGATTCCCGATGGGAACAAGTTAAGTGGCGATGTGCCATCCAAGTCTTTGTGAAGTCGCATTGCAGTTCTGATCGCCGTTAAAGTTGTTTCACTCACAGCGCCAGCAGCACCTTGGTTCAAGTTATTGTGAGCTGCGTTAAACAGAGTCACACCTGTTTCTGCCATGACCTGAGTATTGTCCAACAAAATCGCCCACACTTTATCCGATTCTAGGTCACGAGCCTTCTTACCCATCTTTTGAGGGATGGAAGTGAATGCGCTCATGTCATCATTGACAAGCATTTCCCAAGTAACTGCGATTTTACGACCAAACTTTTTGATCGCATACTTTTCAGCTCGTTCGCTGAGCTTACCATCTTTGTACTCACCACCCTCAAGGACTGGTAGCAACTGGCTGCCTTCCCCGATATGGACGCGAGAAACTTGCTTGAAGTCGCTCACTGTGACGCTTCTTGCCAGATCTTCCCAGGTACGAGGTGCTTCCTGGTAACCAATTTGCATGGTTTTGTTAAGGACGTTTTCTAGTGCAAGTGGGAAATCCGAAGAGCTGTGATATCCGGCAGAGCGGATGGCCATCTTAGCAATCTCACGGTCACTTGCCATGCTAACGTCAACGCCTGCAGCACTGAGACTTGCCCGCGCCATGCCGATCATGTTCATGTGAACAAATCGCTTAGAGTTATCATCTAACTCGAATTTTTCGTTGTTGTGGCGGTTAAGGATTGCGCCTTCGATACCTGTTAGCGCATTTGCGCGAGTCAGGTTTTCGCCGCTTTCAATTCTGGTGTTAGCAGAATTTGTTGGATTTTTGTCATCGTCGGCTGCCATCAGGTCAATAACCTGGGTCCGGACATCTTCGATTGAAACACCTTCATCAATGAAACGGTTTAAGTGTTCGTCACTGACACGTGCTTTTGTGCACACATCTTTGATCGAAGAAACCCTGGCCCGCTCAGCTTCCACCGCTTTCTTAGCAGCTTCGCGCTTCTGCTCTTCGAGTTTTTTCGGGTCCATAGGTTTGTCCTCCACCCTTGTAGTAGTTGTATTTGAAACGGGATCATCCCCGCTTGAAGATGTTCTTTCAGAAACTGGTGCGGGATCTGGATCTGGATCTATGTCTGGATCTGGATCTACGTCTTCACCGCTGCGCTCTTCGTATTCGACTTCGCACTCATACTCTTGTTCCATTTCAGCGCTTCGCGCTTGCGCACCCGCATCCGCAGGAACTGTAACGAAACTAATCTCAGTGGGTTCCCAGTCAACTGCACGAAAAACACGTAAACCGTCTTCTTCATCCTCACGCGACTTGTGAGTGATGTATCCAACGCTAATGTTTTTGATTATGCCTGAGCGGATATTGTCTACGATTGGTTTGTGCTCTTCGAGATCCGAGAGCCGGAGAGTTGCTAAACCTTCGCCTTTTTCAACTCGCGCACTTTCTACAACGCCGATTTGACTTGAAAGTGAAAATCGGTTGTGACTGTCGAGAACAGGAGCACCTTTTTTCAGTCTGTCGAGACGAATAGAACTGCGCTTCATGTCGAGTTCTTCGGCGAAAACATCTCCCCAAAAACTTCTGCGCATAACTCGTGCGCCTGTAGAAAACACGACATCTACTGTGTTCTTGTCTTCGTTAAAAGATTTTGGTTGGACTGTTGCTACTCGTTGTTGCTGCTTAACTAGAATTTTTTTCTTTTTAAGAGCCATTTGCAACCTTCGGTTTTTTGCTATGAGTCAGTGGTAGTTTTTGAAACCTTACCACCGTTTTCGGAAGAATCAACATCGGAATCGTTTTTTCTATTCTTAGTTTGAATTGTGATGCCCATGGTGTCAAGCATCTGCTGTTCCTTTGCTAACGCTTCAAAGTGGTCATCGGCATTTTTTCCAGACTCTTGAACTATCTCAGCAAGAGTTTTTATCCCTGCATCTAATTGGTCTATGAGCGGATCAGTTTCTTTCGCCGGGTCGATCATTTCACGTCGCGGAGCAATCCAAATTTTATTCAAACCGTTGGTACTCAAGCCTTCCAGCTCAACAGCGTCAGTAAACCAGTTGAAAGTTGGGTCGTTAAATTGGACTCCCATGATCAGACATCGCCACATATCAATGTTCCTCTGGAACTCTAACCAGCCCATGCGAGACGATGAAAAATTGATGTCTTTGAGGTTTCCGGTCATCGCTTCGTAGCTCACACCTAAGGCAGTAGCCACTGCTTGGAGCATGACACGGGTATATTCTGCATAGTTTTCATTAACTTGCGGTGGATCTGACAACACGATGTCCTTGCCTGGGGGCAAAAATTCGATCTGACCAGGTTCAAATTTCCTAACCAAGTCATCTTCAGCATCATCCATGTCGCTGATTTCAGTGTCTTTGACGAAAGCCATGTAGCATGCCGCAAGCTTCTGCCGCAGTAATTGCGCTTGCTCGTAATCGTCGAAGTCCTTGAGCCGCAACATCGCTGGCGTAATCCAAGGCACCCCGCGCAACTGTCCAGGTCTGTCAACTCGGTACACATGCACCATGTCTTCAGCCGGAACACGAATAGTTTTAAATTGGGTCGACACCTTGCTTAGGTCAATGCCCAAATTGCCAGGGTGAATTTCCCAGACATGGTAGGCAACTCTTTTACCCTGCTCGTTAAATTCAATGCCTTGGACAATTTTGTTATTACCGTTGGGCTTGATGCCCCTGGAAGTTAGCGTGCGCTCAGTTACAAGAAAATCAGATTCCAATACCTGCAGCTGCACAGATATCTTCCCTTCTTTACGTCGCCTACGACGCTTCCGAACAAGCACTTCACCTGATTCAACAACCGATCTCATCACCAAACTCTGGATACCCACATAGTCATGCAGCCCATCAAAATCACAGTCGGTCGTTTCAGCCCAGTCTTTCCAAGCCTTTTTGATCGCATCTTCGTTACTGGTGCCTGTGATAGCTGGTCGAATGCCTTTGCCAACTACATTGCTTTGTACGACTTGAATACCACGCGCTGCGTACGCATTGTTGCGAACAAGTTCTCTAGATCTATTGCGAAGATCGGGCTGCGCCCTAGCAACTTCCGCAGCTGAAGACAAACCAGTCGCGTTCTTTTTCCAACTGTCACCGCGACGACCTTTTGTTGCCGCTGCATATGAGCGTATGTGTCCGATTCTGACCCTTGCACGGGTGCGGTCAAGGCCACGTTCGGGGCTAAAATACCCTACAAATCGGTCAATCCAGTTCGCTTCCATCTAACACCCATTATTGTATGACGCGAGAAGTCGCTTACATTTACGTTTTTTAAGGCCAAGGTCGATTTCCAGTTGCGCTTTTATGCGCAACATCTCGTCCAGGCTCATGTATTTGATCCACTTGTCTTGATAGCGGATCTCACTCGCACCTTCATTAATAGCCGCGCACAATAAATCGTACGCTTCTTGAGTCGTGGGTGTGGTCGCGGTTGCCATCTAGAGGTAACTCGATTCTCGGCGTTTTCGTTTTTTTCCTGTCTTTTGTTTAGCAGATCCCTTAACTTTGTCCACCACTTCGTTCCCTTTGATGACAATCGGGTTACTCTTAACTCTAGACAATCGCTCTTTGGTCATTCTGTCAATGCCGCAAACAGAAGCCATTGCGCGGGCATAGCACCGACAATCAAGTGATTCGTTCCGATCACGAGTCTTCACCCACTGTCTTTTAGGATACCCGTCTTTTATCTTAGTCTGAAGTTCTTCCGCTGTCAGCATTTTGAAATAATCATCACCGTACATCGGAAAGTGGCAAAAGCCGTACGGGTCAGCCACTGCATCGTCTAGAGGTGCATCTTTCTTCAGCCATCCGTACAATTCACCCTTCATGTACGAACTGCCAACAGTTCTTATTTGCGCACCCCTTCTGATCATTTTGCCGTTGCGATTGATATTTACCGCTTTAGGAACACTGATAACAGCTTCGTAAGTGTCTGAACCTTTTACGCAAAGTACTTTTGATTTCGGATGTTTCGATGTGAAGAAATACACGTCTTGGGTTGCGTACCCACTGTCGACACCGATTTTATCAATGCCGCGCATCTCCTTTGTGTCACCTACCGGAAAAGTTTCATAAACAAGTTTGTCGAACTCTTCCCATGTTGACTCTTCCCACGGCGCACCGTTTATAACTCGGTAATCAATCGACCAACTTACTTTGTTAATGCCCCATGCCACAATCTCAACTTCCAGACGATCTCGTTGAACGTCAACACCGGCTGTGACGAACACCGCTTCTGGCGGGATGACTCCGATTTGATAATCTTCGCGTCGTTCGTACAGCCGTCGCCAGTCTGGAACATCAGCATCTTCTTTGTAAGTACGTGCAAGCTGTGTGTTGACAAAAGTTTTAAGTTGTTCCGGTTTGTCTTTTGACTCTTCGTATTTTTTAGCAAGCTTCGGGATCGGTTCCCATGGACTGGCCAACTTAGAACAGCGAAAACCTGCGTGACCTTTAAAAGGTTTTTGCGCGAAGTATGTACCGAGCTGTATTGATCTCAATCGCTCACGTTCACTCCATGCTTTGCTGCACTTAGCACAGTGGTACTTCGCTTTCTCAGGTTTCCCTTCCGGCCACTTAACTTGTTCCCACTGCATTTCCTGTAACTCTTCACAGTGCGGACATGGGTTCATGAAAATGCGTTGGTCACTCTCTTCAAAAGATTGCTCAATGCGACTGTTGCCTTCTATTGTTGGCGAACATGCTTTCACAATTTTACGATTCCAAAAAGTTGCAGAACGTTCCGATGCAAGTTTTATCGGATCACCTTCTTTACCTGCAGAGTCCGGGTACTTGTCGGTTTCATCAAACAACACAACCCTAACCGGGCGCATGGCCAGATCACCAGGAGCATTCGCACCAACCATTGTCACGTGGCCACCTGGGAATTGCTTGTGCAAAATTTTATTACCGGACTCTCTTTTCTTTTCGTTGATGATGCCATGCAGTGAGGGTGAGTCGCGCAACATTGGATCTAGTCTGTCTTTACTATAAGTCTCAGCCAAGGCGACAGTAGGTTGCACAACAAGAATCGGTGATGGGTCTTGGTGGATAAAGTAACCGATGACGTTGAGTAACAGTTCAGTCTTCATCAACTGCGTACACGCCATCACTGTAACTTCTTCTACTGCGGGGTCAGTGATTGCTTCCATGGGGCCACGGGCAACCTCAACACGAGACGTGCGCCAAAGACCAGGCTCGGCGGATGCTTCTTTTGAAAGGTGGCGATGCTCATCAGCCCATTCAACTAGGCTTATCGTTGGCGCTGGCTTCAGTACCGCCGTTCTTATCTCCAGAAGTTTTTCGGCTAACATCAAGCTTGAGTTCATTTAACGCCTCATTCAAATGCGACATTAGTAATTCTTGTACTTCTTGCGCAGTTTCACAAGAGAACACATCAAGCGCCGCTTTGGTTGGGATCGTAAAAAGCCGCTGTCTTACAACAGCGTACTCAGCTTGAACGATGTCAGTTACATCAGAAATATCTACTAGCGAACCTTTTCGCTTCCGCAGATCAAGTTCCTCACTCTCAGCAGCGGCAACCATCTTCTTTGCACGGGCCGCTTCAAACATATCACCGTGAGAATTTTCTTTTACTTTGTCTTTTATTGCTTGGATGTAGCGTTGAACTGATTCAGCAAGCGGATACAAATTGTCTTTGCCGCGAACGAACAGCCCTTTTTTATCATGGTTCGACACTGAAGTGTTCGCAATACCAAAAACGTTTCCAAGCTGTTGACCACTAACGTTGATTTTCTTCACGTCCAGACTTGTATCTTGCACATTGATGTATGCCATCAGTGTTTTAGCTAAATTGAATTTGCCCTTTTTGATCGTGACTGGGAAAC